AGTATATATGTTATAAATAGGAAAGACGTCTATTTTTTAGACGCCTTTGCTGTAAAGGATGGTTTTATATCAGGTCCAAAGGTTTTTTTCTTTTTAGGACTTTTAGTTTTATTTTGTTCTGCTAAAGAATCAAAATGTTCTTGTATTTTTTGAAAAGTAAATTTTCTCAACCATATGGGCATATTATACACTTCACTCCAAGTATAACCGCCGTTACCGTGAAATACTATTTCATGTATTTGAGTGAATATTGCAGTTCTATGACTAGACGTCAGGCCAAAAAAACCCTATGCCTATCGGCAAGTCAACGCCCCCCGACACGCCGTCCGGATAAAATACTAAATCTACATCCGGAGTTACAGTAACCATAAATTTTCTAAGTGCTCTAGCATCTGCTGCTAATAGGTACTTATCTACAAATTCTCTAATATCTTTTTTTTCTACTAAACCATTAACTGAAGTTAAAGTATGTTTAAGCCTTGTTGTTGTTTCAGTACTACTGTCTTTATTTAACTTTTTAAGACCTTTCATTTCATTCTCTATCTCTCTTTCGTCTTTATGAGTTAAAAATTTAAAAGTTACTTTATTTTCAGATTTAGGTAAAGTAAATTCGAATTCATTTTTACCTTCTTTAATATCAACTTCTTTATTTTTTAATCCAGTTAAATCTACTGTATACTCTTTACCTCCAAAATTAAAAACGTAGTCTTTACCGTAAGATAGTATTCTTGCTGCTATCATAATAGCATTCTTATCTCCTATTAAAAGATCATTAAAATTAATTCCTTCTGTAATAATCAATGCTTGAAGCAGTTTATCAATAACTGTACCGTTTGAAATATAATTATTATTTGTAAGAATATCTTCTTCTTTAGCTGTCATATACTTCATCTCTACTTCACCTTTACTTAAGGGAGAATCTTTTGGGTATAATAAGCCTTTTGAAGGCAATTGTACTGTTTCTGTGGGTATTTTAAATTGTGATTCCATAAATTTTATTAAATATAACTTGTCTTTTATATAAATATACGAAAATTAAATTATGGGACAAACAAAAAACCCGACTAAATGCCGGGTTCTAAGATTTATATGTGGTAGTTTATTAGAAGTTCAATATACAGTAGTCCATTGAAATAGTCATATTTAAGTCAACTACTTCAGAACTAGACCAGTCATACTGACCAAAGTCTGCTGTTTGAATAAAGGCACCTTTCATTACCCATTCACCTATAATGTCTCCTACAGGTCCAAGAACATTAAGTGTTAAGTCTTTTTTATAAAAATCTGAATAACCAGCTCTACCGGTTACTGATTCGTATGATAAACGAGCCCACTCCATTACTGCTTGTGCTCCAGAAGGTGTGATTGGATCATATAATACAAGATCCATATCTTGCCATTCTCTTTTCCCACGAATTTTTCTATAAGAGTTAATATGATCTAACTTTATTACTTCGTCAGTAAAGCTCGGAGCTTTTACATTCTTTACCATAAACGATGGAATACCGTCTATAAAAAGGGCAAACCTGTTTTGCACCTTTGGCTCAAAAGCTCTGAACATTATTTCATTTGGGTCTAATACTGCCATTTTATGTTTTTAATTTATTATAAATAGTTATTTATTTTATTATGCTCCAAAAGATGCCCCTGTTGGTTCAACTGTGAAGTCTAGTACTATAAATTCTGCTGTTTTAGCTGGTTGTATAAATACTTGACCAATTAACTGGTTTCTATCTACTACATCTGCTGTATTATTACTGTCATCCATAGCTACCTTATAAGCATAAAGACCTTGTCTCTGTACTACTGAATCTAAGTATGGATTAACTGCTGCTAAGAATTTATTTCTTGTATTTACTGTATTCTGTTCGAATACTAAGTTTTGTGCTTGGTTACCAATAAACTCTTTTAAGTCTATTAATAATCTTCTTACATTTACTCTATCTAATGCTGAAGATTTAGTTTGTAAGGTCTTTTGACCAAATACTGCTATACCTGTTCCTGGAAAAGAAGCTATTGGGTTAACTTTAGCATCATATAAAGAATCTCTTTGTGTACGAGATAATCTTCTTTCTGCTTGAATAACTCCTGCTAATCCTCCTCTTACTAATCCTGCTGGTGCAAACCATGGTGCGTTAGCTCCATCTGTAAATGCATATACTCCAGGAATAAATGCTGAAGCTGGTGCCCATACATTCTTACCTGTTGCTGAATCAGTTTGTAACCAAGGCCAGTATGCTGCTGCATAAGAACTATTTAAAGTGTCTGCTTGACCAGTTACATTTGCTACTGAAGCTCCATGAGCATATAAATCAACTACTGCAATACAGTCTCCTCTGCTTTCAGCTAAGTCAATTAAACTATCGACTGTAGCACCGTGATGATTATCAACTATACCTGGTGCAGATACAACATTAAATTTAAAGTCATCTGAATTATTAAGTAATGTAATTACGTTACTATAATCAGATACTCCTAATCCTTGAGTATCAGCTGCAATATTATCGTTAAAGTTCATTCCAGCTTTAACAATATTTCCTGTAGCCCCGTAGAATGATCCAGATTGTGCTATAGGTAATGAACTAGAAGCTGCGTTAACTCTTATTTGTCCGTTATTACCAATATAGTTGATAGTAGTAAGACTAGCAGAACTAACTCTAATGTATTTTGATTTATTTACATACTCCCCAGAAGTAACGATGTTATCGTTTTCTGCAGATATTGCAACTCTTTGATTACCAATTACTTTTTCAATATAGTTAGGTGAGTTAGGATCTAGATCTACATTATTAAATGTTTCTAGAACTATTTTATTTTTCAAGCTATCATCTCCTCTTCTTACAGAAACTGTAAAAGTACCTTTAGAATTGTTTACGTTTGAGATCTCCCATCTCAAATTATCACTTGATCCAGATACGATAGATGAATCGGTATTATGTTCTCCTTGTGCTTGTATAGAACCTGTAGCGTTATTGTAGATTACTCCTTTACCAAGAGTCTCTAATTCGAAAGGTTGAGAACTTCCATATGCTGAAGCTGATATATGAGTGTTACTTGCTCCTGCAAATGTTCCATTTACTACTCTTGCTACTAATAAGTTATTTCCTCCTTGAGAAAAATAATTCTTAGCGGCTATAGAAGTTAAAAATTCTTGTTTAGATGAAGCTGATTCAAATGTATCTCCGAATACTCTTACATATTCATTATAGGAAGTAACAGTAGTTGGTATTTCTACCGGCCCTTTAACTGTTGGTCCTATTATACATGCTCCGACTTCAGTTGGTGCTGGTGTTACAAAAGAGATATCGTTTTCTCTTGTAAATACACCTGGGGAGATTATAGTTTCTGCCATGTTAGGTTAAGTTTAATTTATGTCTATTAATAAATATATTGTAATAATCGAAACACCTCTTATGAAGAGAGTATTCGTTGTCTTATATAAATAGACTGCAATATTCGAAAATTACTCAGGAACGAATAAGCCTTTTAAAGAATCAAATTTACCTTTTCCGTATCTTTTTTGTAAACCGATAGAAAGGTTTTTTTCGATTTCATCTGTGGCTAACATAAAACTCTTTACAGCATCAAGTCTTCTTTCTATAGATAGCTCAGTTTTTTTTATTTCTGCGCATTCTTCGTCTATTAGACTTCTTCTTTTTTGTAGATTGAGAATAGCTTTTTTTTCTTCTGATTCGAGTTTTATACTTCTTTTTACTGCCATTTTATGTTATTAGGTAATTTAAGGTTAATATCCTGTATAAGTTCTATATTATAGTAATCAAAAAGTTCAGTCCATAGTAAACTTCCTTCATATTCTTTCGCCACCCACCATTGGAGCTTCTTATCTAGCTTTATAGCTTCTTCCATAAAACCATTCTGATAACTTTTAGTACCGTCATCCTGAAACATCTTATCTATTACGTAGGGGTGACAAGTAAAAACTCTTTCGTCTATAGCTTTATAGTGCATATAGCCGTAAACACACTCTTCTTTTGTTATTTCATTTAATAACGGTTGATTTTGCAGATATGCTTTTCTAAAACTATTTTTCATATCTTCCTTATATGTAATAGTCTTTGTATCTAAATCTGGTTTAAATTTTACTATTGATTTATACCTATACGGGTCTTTAATAAGGTTAGTAGCATAGAATGTAGACTGTAAGTATGATATTCTTTTTCTTTTATGTTCTGGTTTGCTAAACATAAAAGTAGTTTCATTGCAGTATTTTTTATATCTTTCTAGCTTTTTAATCCACCTTTCATTATCTTTAGTTTGCCAAGAATGTACAAATAAGTCAGTATCCTTATCTAAAAATGGAATAATATTATCAGATAAGCCGTATAAAAAACCGGATATAAAAACTGCTTTATTCATAATTTATTATATAGTCACTGCATACTCCTAATCTATTTTCTATATTGTCTTTTTTATACTCCGGCAGTACGGCTATACTTCCTTCTATATAGGTACCGGGATTAGCCCACATGTAACCTTGAGATGTTATAATTACATCGTCGGTATCATGCCAAAAGTAATTTAAGTAGACTCCTCCTCTATCAATTTCGATTAACTTAGACAAAGCGTCATAGTTCTTACAATGTATCCATAAATGTCTGTAATAGCTTTCAATGAATTCTATCGGTATGTCGTATTGAGGTTTATCGTGTCCTAAAGCAAACTTACCTTTAACAAACCAAAAGTCTACTTCACAATCATACCCTTTAGATATGGCTTGAGCTATATAAGAAGGTTTATTTTCTTTTTCTTCTTGTTTACCGTTTATATTTCCTCTATGTGATATAAGAACCATTAAATATTTTCTAAGTAATATTTTAAGTCTTCTGGTGTGCCTAGTCCCCACATGTTATCGACATTGAATATTCTTATCTGTTTATTATCTTTTATAGCTTGATTAAAAACAGGACATACATAAAACTCACCATTTACTCTAATATTATTCTTAATCATTTCTTCAGCATACTTAACGAAATCAGAACCTTTTTTCCAGTAGTAGAACCCAACAGTAGCTGTATTAGATATAGGATTTTTTTCTGCGACTTCTGTGACTAATCCTTCTTCATTAGTTTTAGCAAAAGACCATTTAGGATGTGTAGCTTTAAATGTTACTATCCCACCGTCTGCCTCTGTTTCGTTCATCTTATACAAAAACTCATTACTATCCCATTCCACAAATTGATCTGAATTTGCAAAGAAGAGAGGTTTGTCTTTATTAATATATTCTTTCGCTAATAATGCTGTACAAGCTGCTCCTTCTGTTACCCCTTCTACTTCTACTATCTTACATTTAGGAGTTATCAAATTTAACAGAGTATCTAAGTTGTACTTCTTTCTATGTGCTTTCTGTACTACATACACAAAATTAGCTTTTATATTTAAATTTTCAGTCACCACCTGAATCATAGGTTTACCTTTGACATCTATAAGAGGCTTAGGAAAAGTATACCCGGCTTGTTCAAATCTACTTCCTGCTCCTGCCATAGGTATTAAAACTGTTAGGTTTTTATCTCTCCAGGCTGGTGTTGTTTGTTTTTCTCCGTTGTCTATAGTGTTAATTTTATCCATAATATTATTATATGTAACCTCTGTTGGGTTTTTAACTCTTAAAATATACGACTTACTTCTTGCAGCAGCTAATAAACCGTACGGAGAATCTTCTACTATCAAAGTTTCTTCCGGTAACATACTCATTACAGAAATTGCTTTCCAATACATTTCAGGATGTGGTTTACTGTTAGTTACATCTTCGTTAGATATAATAAGATCTAAATACTCTATTAGTTCTAACTTAGCTAAAACTGTTAAACAGGTTCTTCTTATAGAATTAGAACATACAGCTAACTTAAACCCTTCGTTATGGAGAAGTTTAATAGTAGCTACTAATTCTCTATTAGGTTTAAGGTTAGTTAACTTACGTACAGTCAATTCTTGTTTAGTTTTCCAAACTTGATTATGTATCTCTGACGGTAAGCCTTTTTCTTGTGTAAGTAATTCTAACTTTTGAGATGTTTTTAGCCCATCGTATTTATTTAAATGTTCAGTCCAGCCTATTTTGAATCCAGGATTAACTTTTGTTAGAGCTTCATTGAGAGCATCAAAATGTATATTTTTTGCTTCAACTAAAACTCCATCTAAATCAAATACTATTAATTTTATACTGCTCATTTGAACCTTCCTCTATAATAATCGTGATTAAATATTTGTTGTTCGTTAAACTGGTTAAGTTCACGATACTGATCATCTTTTGATAAGGTACTAAATCTTTTTATCTCTGACATCATTTTAGGAGTGACAGATACTTTACCATCTCGAGTATCATCTATATCAAGAACTGTAAAATGTCTCTCTATAACATCTATACCTTGAAATATAGCTAACTTAGAAGATAGTAAATTATCTTCATGAGGATTAGTGTGATCACTTAACCCAACATTCTTGACTCCAAGTTCGTTACGAAAATATTCTATATTCTGTAAATTAAGTTTAGATAAAGGGGTAGGGTATACACAGGTACATTGTAACATATAGTACTCAATTCCCATTTCATTTAGATTATTAACAGTTTGTTTAATCTCTTCTATAGTTAAACTAGAGGTAGAGAAGAATAATCTTTTAAACTTAAAGTTTTTTAACTTTTTACCGTAATCAAAAGCTGGAATAGAGTAA